ATAAGCCGGCTGTACAACTCATTGAAAATGTCGCTAGAATCAAAACTCCTACGCACTTCACATGTTTTCTTAATCAAAGAAAAACCCAACCTGCAAAAGTAATAACCATGTACACCACCAACTTAAACTACATGGAGTACTACTCCGATTGGAAGCGTGGGTTAGCCAATGCTAAGAACTTATTCGACATGAAGTCGGTAGGTATTATAGCCACGGCATTTATCAGTCAACTAAATGATTTATGGGACCAAGATCGCTTACCCATATCAGTAGTATCCGGCTTCATAGAAGAGGTAAATAGAAAGACTGAAGAGAAGCGGGAATCAATTATTAAAACCCTTAGTAACTAATGGAAATCACGCAACAACAACTACTCGACATCATTGAAACCACGGTAATACGTACGGTAGAGCAATTGAAGATTGTGGAACAACCTACGTACTTCCGAAGCAAGTCAGCACTGGCACGGCACGTGGGATGTAACCGCAGAACAATTGATTCAATGATCGACCGGGGCCAGGTTATCGTAGGTCGAGACGGTAGCTATAAACTCAATTCTAATATCAAAAATTAAAACATGACAGAGCAACAACAAATCACTTTCGAAACCATGAAGCGCCGGATTGATTCATGTGTAACAACCGAGCAATTAGGAGTAACGCATGACGCCGTTATTCAATTATACGATAACCGATACCATGCCGCAGGTTCACCGGAAAGCGAATTATTGCACAAGCAATGTATTGAGCGAAGCGTACAATTACGTAACGCCATTGGAGTACCTAAATCCGAAACACATAACCCATACAGAAATTAATTTTTTAATCATAAAACGTAAAAACGATGACCATTCAAATCACGCACACGATTACATTAGCACCTGAGGTGCTGGCCCTCTTACAAGCATTTGTAGGAAAAAGCCAACCGGTTGCAACGGAAGCACCGAAAACAACTGCCAGAGCCACCGCAGCAAAACAAGAACCGGTTGCAGAAACCGCTTCACCGGTCGCAGAAACCACAGAGCGCGCAGCAGCATCTGTAGACATTAGCCTTGAGCAAGTACGGGCCGCGGTAGCATGTAAACAAGCTACCAAGCGTACTGAACTCAAAGCCTTGTTAACCGAATTCGGTAGTGCAAACGTTACCGGATTGGACAAAGCGAAGTATGCCGATTTCCTTGACAAAGTAAATGCGCTGTAGTCATGGGATCACATGCAATACTATCACCTTCTTCCGCCTCTCGTTGGCTCACTTGCACGCCAAGTGCACGATTAGAACAGCAGTTCCCCGACCGTTCGGGGGCTGCTGCCTCCGAGGGCACATTGGCCCACAGTCTTGGTGAGCTGTTAATCTCACACAAAACCAAACGCATTCTTAACAAGCATTACAAAACTGCTTTAGCTGAAATCAAAGCGAACAGTCAGTTTGAGGACGCCATGTTCGATTACATGGACGAATACGCTACCTACGTAGTGGAGCAATACGCGAAAGCCCAGGCACATACTAAGGATGCTATTCTATTCCTTGAGCAAAAACTAAACTTAACGGATTATGTTCCCGAAGGGTTTGGCACCGGAGACGTAGTTATCATAGCCGACGGGGTTATGGATATTATCGATTTGAAATACGGAAAAGGTGTTCCAGTATACGCAGAAGATAATAAGCAGATGAAGTTGTACAGTCTTGGAGCACTTCGGGAATTCGATTACATGTACGATATCCAAGTGGTAAGAATGACTATCTACCAACCGCGTATTGACAATATCTCGACGTTCGAAATATCTGTAGGAGAACTTCGTCATTGGGCCGAGAACGAACTTAAACCACTTGCAGAATTAGCTTTTGCGGGCGCGGGTGAATTCGTACCAGGAGAGGCTTGTCGATTCTGCAAAGCTGCTGCAATATGCGTAGCCAATGCGGACTACAATTTGGAAATAGCTAAGTACGAATTCCAGGACGGGGCTTTACTCAGTGACGAAGCTGTGTCGGATATACTCACTCGTTCCAAGTTATTTACTACCTGGTTAAATGCGGTAGAAGAACATGCGCAACACGAGGCCGTGGTGAATGGTAAAAAATGGCCGGGTTATAAACTGGTTGAGGGTAGAAGCAATCGAGTGTACTTGGATGAGGCCAAAGTAGCAGAGGTACTTCTTGCGCAAGGGCTTAAAGAAGACAACATCTATTCTCCACGAAAAGTGCTCGGTATTACCGCTATGGAGAAAGAACTGGGCAAATCTGACTTCGCTACCTACCTCTCCTCTCTTGTAATAAAACCCGCAGGTAAACCGACTCTTGCTCCCGTAACAGACAAGCGTCCGGAGTACAACAGCAACGAAGGCGCGGCTGCGGACTTTGCCGAAGTAGTCAATGAAGACTTAATGTAAATTTTTCACAATCAATTTTTTATAAACAATCAAAACGTAAAAACGATGAACGCAACAACAGAAAATGTCCAATCAACAAAAGTTGTAACAGGGCAAGTGAGATTTAGTTATCTCCACATTTGGGAACCTTCAGCAGTCCAAGAAGGGCAGGAAAAGAAGTTTTCAGCTTCTCTGATAATCCCGAAAAGCGATAAGGATACGATCGCTAAAATTGAAGCCGCGGTTTCCGCCGCCAGAGAACAAGGTAAAGGTAAGTGGGGTGGTAAGATACCCGCTAAACTTAAACTACCTCTTCGTGATGGCGATGAAGAGCGTCCGGAAGATGAAGCCTATGCAGGTTGTTATTTCTTAAACGCGAACGCTAAGACCCGTCCGGGTATTGTTGACAAATTCGCAAACCCTATCATGAATCAAGACGAGGTGTACAGTGGGTGTTACGGACGAGCAAGTATTACCTTCTTCGCTTACGATTCCAACGGAAGTAAAGGTATCGCTTGCGGGTTAAATCATCTGATGAAAACTAAAGATGGTGAAGCATTAGGTGGGCGTAGTACCGCTGAAAGCGATTTTGCCGAGGTTATCGGAGTAGAGGAAGACGACCTTTTAGGGTAAAACATTGCTCTTCGGAGCGATAGGCAGCACATGCCTTGCCGCAGCTGGTTGGCCAAGTTAAATGTGTAAACGAGCCGTAACGGGAGTTCGCGTAAGAAACTCCCACCCACGCGAGGTAATTCAGTGGTAGAAGAACAGGCTCATATCCTGTTACGTCACGGGTTCGATTCCCGTCCTCGCACCTAATCTATCCCCCATGCCTTTAACTGACAACAGCCTCATGCCATTCGGTAGACACAGAGGCAAAGCAATGATAAATGTTCCTGCTATTTACTTGCTATGGCTTTACAACAACGGTTGTGACCATGCAGAGGTAAGGGAGTACATCATGAACAATTTGGAAGCCTTGAATAAAGAAGCAAAAAACGTAAGAAGATAAAAACTAAAATGACAATACTCGCAATCGATATAGAAACATACAGCAGTACTGACTTAATAAAGTCCGGAGTATACAAGTACGTGGAAGCACCGGACTTTGAAATCCTCATGATTGCGTATTCGTTTGATGGAGGTGGCATCCATTTACTTGAATCCCAATATGCCGATTTCGATGCATTGGTGAAATATCTTGTTGACCCCGCAATTCTCAAAACAGCCTACAACGCCAATTTCGAAAGGACATGTTTAGCCAAGTTTTTCGATGTCGAATTGCCTCCTGAGCAATGGGAGTGCACTATGGTCAAATCCTCTATGTTGGGGTTGCCGTTAAGTCTGGATATGGTAGCTAAAGTATTGAAGCTATCAGAACAAAAAGACGCTGCGGGTAAAGCTTTAATAAAGTATTTCTCTATGCCTTGCAAGCCAACTAAGGCAAACGGTGAGCGCACCCGCAATATGCCGGAACATTCACCTGAGAAGTGGGAGCAGTTTAAAGAGTATTGCCGGCAAGATGTGAAAACTGAATTAGCTATCCGAGAGAAAATAAAATTCTTCGAAATACCTGAGGAAGAAAAAAAGTTGTGGTGCCTTGACCAACGCATAAACGACGAAGGCGTGTTGCTGGATAAAGTATTCATGAATCAAGCAATTACCATGAGTGCAATGAATACCGCTAAACTGAGTGAAGAAGCTGTAAGATTAACCGGTTTGGATAATCCGAACAGTGCCGCACAACTCAAAACCTGGTTAAGCGAAGAAACGGGAGAATATGTGAACTCACTAACCAAAGCAGCGATTCCTGAAATACTTAAATCAACGGATTGTGAAATAGTTACCCGGGTATTGGAAATCAGACAAGAGATGTCTAAGACTTCGGTTAAGAAATACGAAGCCATGCGTAAAGGTATATGCGCCGATGACCGTGTACGAGGATTATTGCAATTCTACGGTGCCAATAGAACAGGTCGTTGGGCGGGGAGATTGGTGCAAGTGCAGAACTTACCACAAAACCATTTAGTAGACTTGGAGCTTGCGCGCGAATCCGTTAAATCGGGAGACCTTGAATTGGTAGAAATGCTATTCGGTAACGTTCCTGATACCCTTTCACAATTAATCCGGACGGCATTCGTTGCGCCCGAGGGTTACCGATTCATCGTTGCTGATTTCTCTGCTATTGAAGCCCGGGTAATAGCCTGGTTAGCCGGTGAGAAATGGAGGCTCGATGTGTTCAATACGCATGGTAAGATATATGAAGCCTCTGCTGCTCAAATGTTCAAGGTACCTCTTGAATCTGTTACCAAAGGTTCTCCATTACGCCAGAAAGGGAAAGTATCAGAACTGGCCCTTGGTTATCAAGGTGGCCCAGGTGCACTTATTTCCATGGGGGCTTTGAAAATGGGTTTATCCGAAGAAGAACTCCCTAAACTCGTAGCCATGTGGCGCAATGCGAACAAAGCAATTGTCCGATTATGGCAAGTGGTGGAGGAAGCAGCAATCGTTGCTGTAACTACCGGAGAACCTGTACAGATTATGCACGGTATTCGGTTCAACGTTGAGCGCGGAATACTGTTCATCAAGTTGCCAAGTGGCCGAAGATTATCCTATCTGAGTCCTGCAATGAAACCCGGTAAGTTCGGCAAAGAAGTACTTACTTATCAAGGCATGGATCAGACAACAAAACAATGGAAAGTGCAAGATACGTATGGCGGCAAGCTCGTCGAGAATTTAACCCAAGCTATAGCCCGTGATTGTCTAGCCGTAGCTATGTTACGTGTAGCTGATGCGGATTACAAAATTGTCATGAGTGTTCATGATGAGATCGTGATCGAAACTAAGGATGGTGTGGGTAGCCTTGAAGAAGTAAATAAGATAATGTCAACCCCTATACCGTGGGCTAAGGGGTTACCTCTCACCGCGGATTCCTATGAAACCAAATTCTATAAAAAAGATTAAATAACAAAATATGCAATTCAACCCAATAGCCTTCGCAGAAAATTTGTCCAGAGTCTATGAAATATCCAGGTGTGGAGACCACACCATTAAGGTGATAAATCCTGAAAACAGTGACGGGCACTACTTAACAACGAAAGACCTTGATTTAATATGCGGATACTTCGGCATCGAAAGTCACGATGACGCAGACATGTACATTGAAGTACCTAAACCAGAAGCGGCTCAAATGCTCATGGCTTTAGCAAATAGTGGCCGTTATGAGACAATAGAAGATGTGAATGCAAGAATTAAAGCCTATTCTAAGCATCCGTTTCCTGAATTCGATAGAACTCTCGGAAAAGCAGAAAACTTACTGAAACAAGCAATCAGCAAACTTGATTTAGATTTTAATGAAATTATGAAGGTGTTGAATGTAGCGGAAACAATTGCACAAATGTCAGGTGCAAACAAATACAGTGTTGAACACATTGCAGAAGCCCTCCAATACCAAAGTGTTGAAACCCATGTTCGTAGAAACTTAAACCTTAATAAATAATACAATGAAACCATTGCACTTAATCGTGGAGAAAGACCCACAACGAAAATACCTTAACTACATATATGTCATGAACGGTTTCGTGTATGTAGTCAACGGAAGCGTATTACTTAAATTACCCACAGCGGAAGTATTCGGAGACGTTGTTTTCGAGGAAGAGGAAGTACTCCTATTCGAAGCGGATATGTGGAACACTTTAAAATTCCACAAGGCTAAAATAATTGTGCGTGAAGGGCTGACTTTCAAGAATTTAACAATTGGTACTTCTTATATCCCCAAAACACCTAAGGAAGCAGAAGTGCAAGTACCAAACTTTGATGCGTTATTACCTGCTGCTAATAAACCCGTTGTACCCTGTACTTACATTTCTTTTAATCCGCAATTGGCGATGTCTATTGCCAAAGCAATAGGTGCGAAAGATACTTACGATCTTAGAAAATTCACGTATCAGTTTTACGGCACTAGTAGTTGTATAGAAGTGTTCTATAAGGGTATTACAGATATGAAGTGTATTATGATGCCTGTTTTATTGGATGCTCCGACGGTAAAAGAACCATTGGAGGCACCGAAAAGTACAGAACCAACAAACACCGTGCCCGCAACCAAAGGCACTATCGGAGAAGTGTTGGAGATCGTTGACAAATATAAAGAAGTGAAGCATGCCATTCTTTCGGATTACCTCATGGAAGATGGGCTCGTTACCGAACTAAATGCGGCTATCGATAATATGGTTACAAGCATCAACGAAATTGAAGTTGAAGAAGAGCCCCTACCAGATGAAGACGAGAAAAATAATACTGAGCCCTCGTTAGATGATTTTAGCGAGGAGGATATACTTGATCACTTGCGCGAAAAGGATTTTTCGATAATAAAAATAGATAACCTCGCGGACAAAATTAAGTTGGAAACCTTTATCGAAAACGATTTGTATCCGCTATATGCTGACCGATTAAGTAAGACCTCCCTATGATAAAGAACTACAATGAGCGGTTGGCGCCCTTTACCAACGAAGAGAAAAGATTCATTAAGGAACACTACTTGTTGTTTGATTTAAAGAAGATAGCGAAGCTGCTTGACCGTAGTGAGCTCGGTATCAAAAAATACCTTATCCGTAAAGGTTTTGTTGTAAAATCTGAAACTACTGAAAATGCCTAAGAGACTACTAACCGAAGATAATATCAAGTTTATTAAAAAGAACCGTTTAAAGATTAGCGGATCCGACATGGCTCGACTGTTCGGTGTGGATAGAAATATTGTTGGTAGTTACATGCGTAAAAATGGGCTAACCGTTCCCAAGGAAATACAAGTAAAATTCAGACGCGAAGCCAACACCGGGAGGACCACCTCAACACCTGCGATGGATAAGGAAATACGCAAGCATTACCTAACCATGCCCGAAAAAACTTTAGCCTCACACCTGCGAAAGTCTCATTGCTTCGTGAAGAAACGTATCGAGCAACTAGGTTTGGTTATACCTAGGGAGATTATCGAACAACGTAAAAAGCTAAGTCAGTATAGCAAAGGTCAGGTGCCATTTAACAAGGGTAAAAAGATGTCACCGGAAGTATATAAAAGAGTAAAGGCCACGATGTTCAAAAAAGGGAATGTGCCTCCAAATACGAAAGAGAAAAATGGAATAATCACCGTTAGACATGACCACCGCAATAGGCCAAATTCTAAACCGTACAAGTACATCCGAATCAGTTTAGGTGTATGGAAGCCTTACCACCAATACCGATGGGAAAAATTCAGAGGTAAAGTGCCTAAAGGACATTGCCTCTGGTTCAAGGATGGAGATTCAATGAATTGCGCATTAAAGAATTTGGAGTGTATCACTCGAGCCGAGAATGCGCGAAGGAACAAGTCTAGGTACGACAGTTACCCGCAAGAACTAAAAGACGTAATTCAATTAACTAACAAAATAAATAAAAAAATATATGAAAAACACAATTGTCGAAGTACGCAGCGTACTAATTGAGCAACTTGAAAGATTGAACGCGGATAACGTTGATATAGATAAAGAATATCTACGTGCACAAGCTATGTCTATGGTCGCTAATCCAATCATTGCCTCAGCTAAAATAGAAGCGGATTTGATGGTGAAGTCAGGAGGTAAATATGTTGGGTCCGGATTTATCCACGAGCACCAAAAGCAAATCAAGTAAACGAATAGTATTTAAAACAAACAAAAATAACATTCAAGGTTTATGCCTGAAAATATTACACTGCAATACGATGGTAGCTTCGATATAGCTACAGGGAGAAATCGAAAAGAGACTAGCTGGCGTAATCGCGAAATGTTTTGGTCAGATTTTGTCCAGAAACTGAGAGAAACTCACCGCACCGCTGAGACTCATGCCGAGTATATAACCGCTAAGAAAAGTCGTCAGGACGAGATCAAGGATATTGGCGGGTTTGTTGGAGGATTTATAACGGGTGGCCGCCGTAAGTCCGGTAGTGTACTTCACCGTCAATTGTTGACTCTGGATGTGGACTTCTGCAATCAAACCTTTTGGGAAGACTTTACCCTGATATACGGTTGCGCAGCGGTTGTATATAGTACACATAAGCACTCGCCCGAAAGTCCGCGATTGCGATTAGTTATTCCCTTGGATAGACCTGTTCGTCCGGATGAATATGAGGCAATCGGAAGGAAGGTGGCTGGTATGTTGAATATTGAATTATTCGATCCTACGACCTTCCAACCTGAGCGGCTCATGTACTGGCCTAGTTCATCCAAGGACGCCGTGTATGAATTCGAGATACAGGACGGGGAGTGGCTTGGTGCCGATGAGGTTCTTGGAAGTTATACCGATTGGCGCGATAGTAGTTCATGGCCTCTGAGCTCACGGGTAGATAAATTGTTACAACGATCGATGGCCAAACAAGGGGATCCGTTGGAGAAAACAGGAGTTGTTGGTGCGTTCTGTAGAACGTATTCTATTCAGGAAGCCATAGAAACTTATTTGAGCGGAGTTTACGAGGCTTGTGATATTGAGAACCGATACACATACAAGGAAGGAAGTACTGCAGCAGGATTGGTTGTTTATGATGACAAATACGCGTATTCGCACCATGGTACAGATCCTACCGGGGGAAAACTGTGTAACGCTTTTGATTTAGTCAGAATACACAAGTTTGGACTTCGCGACGAGGATGCCAAAGAAGGTACTCCCGGTAATAAGTTACCCAGTTATATGGCCATGCTTGAATTAGGTTCTAAGGATTCATCTGTGCGTAAACTATTGGTAGCTGAGAAGACTGCGGATGCCGCTGCTGACTTCGGTGGGGTGGGGTTATCCGAAACAGAAACTATCGAGGATACCTCTTGGCGCGAGAAATTGGACGTTGATCGGAAAGGTAATATATACGGCACCATTGATAATATCATGCTGATATTCGAAAATGATCCATATTTCAAAGGCCGGATTGCGTTTGATGATTTTGAAAAATGCGAGGTGGCAGTTAAGGATTTACCGTGGCGGAAAGTGAATTGGCTTAATCGCAGATTGATAGATCGAGATGATGCCAATATCCGCCATTACTTAGAAAAGGCTTACGGGATTTCACATTTATCTAAGACCAAGGATGCCATGCAGGTATGGGCGCAAAAATCATTGTTTCACCCCATAAAGGATTATCTGAATTCCTTGGCGTGGGATGGAGAAAACCGGTTGGATACCTTGCTGATTGATTACCAGGGCGCGGCGGATACCGAATACACCCGTACGGTTACCCGCAAGATTATGGTAGCCGCTGTGGCCAGAATTTTTAATCCAGGTATAAAGTTTGACACCATTCTCACCCTTGTTGGGAAACAGGGTTTAAAGAAAAGTACACTGATCGCCAAATTAGGTAAGCAATGGTTCAGTGATAGTTTCTCCTTCAACCAACTTACTAAGAATGAGACAAAAGCTTGTGAACAAATACAGGGCGTTTGGTTGGTGGAAATTCCGGAAATGTCAGGCATGGCGAAGGCGGAAGTGGAGACGGTAAAACACTTTGTTTCCAAGACCGAGGACCGGTTCCGTGTAGCGTATGGACACCGTTCCGAGAACTTTCCAAGGCAATGCGTGTTCTTCGGCACCACTAATAAAATGGATTTCTTGAAAGATCCTACAGGGAACCGAAGATACTGGCCGGTACAAGTACATGAGCAGGAACCAACCAAGGACGTGTTTTACGATCTTACGGAGAATGAAATTGGGCGTATATGGGCTGAGGCGGTGACTTATTATAAGCGTGGAGAGAAATTGTATTTATCTGAGAATATGATAGAGGTTGCCGCAGCTCTTCAACGCAAACACACGGAGGAACACCCATGGGTTAGTATTATCCTGAACTATTTAGATACAAAACTACCTGATAATTGGAATACAATACCTAAATACGACAGGTATCTATGGTTAAGAGATGAGGACGAATTGAAGGCTCAAGGCGTACAATTCAGAACCCGGGTGTGTATTCAGGAAATATGGTATGAAGCACTTGGTAAGCGTGATTTGATCGACGAAAAAAGCAGCAATATTATTCGAAACGCGATGGCGAATATGGATGGTTGGGAGGAGCATTCCAATATGCTTCGATGTGGTATATATGGTCCGCAAAGAAGGGCTTACATGAGGAAGGATTCACCCTATTTGAGTGTAACAAAGTATGTAACACCTACTGATATGATTGATGCATCTGTTACACATATTATTGAATAAAAATATAATATGTGTAACAGCAGTACCAAAAATGTAACGCCTCCTGTTACGCCTCAAAATCAACTCCAATTTGATTATCCTGCAATTATAACAACTGTAACACTATAAACAACAATATAAGATGATAGAGAGAAACAGAGAGATAAAAGGTATAAAAAAACTCTCTAATCACGTAGAGCGCATACACGCACGTGCGCGCACGCACGCGTACTTATATATGCATGACGTATATAAAATAATATAATAAGAAATGGCAAACGAAAAACTACTAGAAAAAAAGCTCCGTGAACAGGTCAAGAAATTTGGAGGTTGGGCAATAAAATTTTGGGTAATAAACCTAGCCGGTTTTCCGGATAGGATTGTGTTGATGCCTATGGGAAGAATTTGGTTTGTCGAAATGAAGTCTTCCGGAAAGACGTCAACCCGAATTCAGTTATTAATGCATGGTAAACTCCGCAGTTTAGGTTTTACGGTTTTGGAAATTGGTAGCCCTGAAGCGCTCGATGACTTTATAAATATTTTGAAGAATGACTAAGCTTTTTTACAGATCGGATATGCACCACTATCAGGATTTTGCGGTGGATCACATAGTTAAGAATCCTGCGTGCGGTTTATTCCTTGATATGGGTCTGGGAAAAACGGTATCTACTCTGACTGCGCTGGATATGCTGCTGAATGACTACTTAGATATTTCCAAGATTCTGATATCAGCACCTAAACGCGTGGCCGAGCATACCTGGCATAATGAAATTAAAAAGTGGGCGCATTTAAAACACCTAACCATTTCACAGGTACTCGGCAAAGAGAGTCAGCGCTTGGAAGCTTTGAAAGTAAAAGCTGATATCTACATCATCAACAGAGAGAATATCGCTTGGCTTGTGGCGCATTACGGCGGAGCCTTTCCTTTTGATTGCCTTGTACTTGATGAATTGTCGAGTTATAAGAATTCAAACTCCGTTCGTTTCAAAGCGTTACGGATGGTCCGACCCGGAATAAAAAGGGTTATAGGTTTAACCGGTACACCTGCACCAAATGGATTGGAGGATCTGTGGGGGCCTGTATACCTACTTGACATGGGTGAAAGATTAGGTAATACCGTAGGAGGATTCAGGACACGGTACCTGGTAAAAGAAAATGAACACACCCAATTTTCAAAAAGGGTAATCCGTAAAGGCGATGCTTCCCAAGGTGCCGACTATTATGAAAAGAGAATTTACGATAAGATTTCAGACATCTGCATAAGTATGAAGGCCAGGGATTACTTGGACCTACCGGAACGGGTTGATAGGGATAAAGAAGTCATTCTTCCACCTGCAATTATGGCGAAGTATTACGCGTTCGAGAAGCAGCTTGTTATAAACATAAAGGACACAAATGATAACATATTCGCACTTAGCGCAGGTGTGCTTACTAACAAGCTTCGTCAATTTACGAACGGAGCGATATTTGATGATAAGCGGCAATGGCACCATATACACGATTGTAAATTGGATGCACTCGAAGAGGATATGGAAGAAGTTAATGGAAAGCCTGTGCTGGTTTTTTACCAATACCAGCACGATTTGGAAAGACTATTACACCGATTCAAAAGATATAGTCCGGTTGTTCTTAAAGGGCCCAAACAAATAGATGCATGGAATGCCGGTAAAATTCAAATGATGATTACGCATGCAGCTAGCGCAGGCCACGGTCTTAATCTGCAATATGGAGGGCACCTTCTTTTTTGGTTCGGTAACGATTTCAACTTGGAATTGTATGACCAGGGTGTAAGCAGGTTGGATCGACAAGGCCAGAACAACGTAGTTATTAACACCAGAATCCTTGCAAAAGGAACTATAGATGAACGGGTACTTGAATCTTTAGCAAATAAAGCTAGCGTACAAGATGCCGTTATGGAGGCAGTTCGTGCGATAAAAGCGAAATACAAAAATAATTAAACCATATCGGCTCTGGCTATAAACCGATAATTAAAATGTGTTCAGAAGTATTAGAAATTAAAAAGAAAGATGCCGTTGAAGCGTATAAATCTGCGGACGGTAACGGAAAAACGTTACTGAAGAAACTATTCCCTAATCAGGTACTATCCGGTAATATCCGCGACGAGATTCAAACATTTGAGGACGTAGAACGGATTACCGGGAAGAAAATCACCCGCAGACCCGATGAGACCGACGACGAATTGGCTTACCGTCAAAAGAAGTTGATAGCTGAAGCGTATAATCAGGGGAGGCAGCTTGATCCGAAAAACCAAAACCAGTACAAATACTACCCTGTATTCCAACTGGATGAATCATCACCTTCCGGTCTTTCCTTCTACGGCGTCAGCGGTTGGCACCGGGACGCGCGTGTCAGCGTCCGCCTTTGCTTCGTTGATTCTGAAGACGCAGTAGACGCAGGTAAAAAATTCCATCAAATTGAAGCAAATTTTAAAATAAACTAACCATGGTAAAAAGTAAAAAATTCATCACGTTGTGCAAGAAGTACGGCGTAAATCCGGACAAAGTAAATGAAGTAATGTCCTTCGAACAAGCCTGTGAGATTACAGGAGACGACCCAACCCAATTACCCATTGTGGATAAAGTAGCGGTCCGGCACCAAAAGAGATTGATTGCTGACTACAAGCTTAGTATAATTACGGAGGCTCTTCGTGATAACAAAAGGCCGGACTACAACAATGCAGATCAGTGGAAGTACTTTCCAGTTTTTGAGGTACACGCCACAAAAGAGAATCCTTCCGGTTCTTCTCTTTCCTTCTTCCTCGACTTCTTTTGGCGCCGGAACGCGAGTGTCGGCGTCCGCCTTTGCACGCTGAATTCAGATTCCACAAGATTCTCAGCTCTTCATTTTGCCGAATTACATAAAGACCACCAACTCTACACCTAAAAACTAAACAGGTTGTGTACATAGTCGAGCCAACAATGAGAAATTTGGGGTATATGCATTTAATGATTAATGAAACAAATTATCATGGGATACCGCACAGCATTGGTAGTAAGCCTAAAAAATATGTCATTGATTGGATTTTAAAACATGCAGAATACCGCAAATACAAAGAATGTGTATTTTATGTGTGGTACGTCCGTAGAGAATCCGCAACCCGTTGTATAGATGTCTTTCTAAAATAGCGTACAACCATTGGCTATACGCAACTTCATTAGATTATATTAAACAAATCAAAAAAGTAAAATATGTTAAACGAATTAGCAAAACAAATCCACGATAACGCTAAATCGAAAGGGTTTTATGACAAAGAAAAAAACATTGGCGAAATGCTTTGCCTTATTCATAGTGAGGTATCGGAAGCGTTGGAAGCGGATAGAAAAAACCACTATACCGAACTACATGAAGAGTGGGGTATAAAAAGGTTTTATGAAATGGAAGAAGAAAATACCTTTAAAAATGAATTTGAATTATATGTCAAAAGCACTTTTGAGGATGAATTAGCCGACGTGGTTATTCGTGTACTTGATTTATCTGCTTACAAAGGAATTGATATTGACAGCCATGTAAAAGCGAAAATGCGATACAACACAACCCGAGAACACAAACACGGAAAGAATTATTAAACAAATTAAAAAAGTAAAAATGAGCTATCAGAAATTATTCGACCACATGCACCGTGAGCATGATTTAATATTGGTAGATTCGGAACTATCCGACATTGCAGTAATTGTCCGCGAAATGGATAAGGACAATGCGAAGAGAAAAATAAATCCAAAGAAAATACCTATTCGTATTGTAGCGGTAATACCGGTATTCTTATGCATTATAATTTTTTATACATGGGATACCGTAAAAAGGGTTTACGAATTTATTCTATACGGAGGAGAGGTAAAAATTAATAACCAATTTAAAACATTATAAAAATGATAATGGGATCAACAAGATGGGTTTTCTTCATTGGTAGGGTTGCCGTTAAAATACCATCATTACATAATTGGAGAATTTTTTTGCGGGGGATTTTATCAAATATGCAAGAAATTGATTTTAGTAAATGTTCGGAGATGAAGCCCAAACTATGCCCGGTATTATTCTATTTGCCATGTGGATTGTTAGTAGTTATGCCAAGAGTTAGAATATTGGCTAAAGATGAGATACCAACCGAAGAATTGGAAAGGTTTTGCATAGAAGACAATTTCAAAATACCCGCAGAATTGAAGCACGATTCTTTTGGTTATTTTAATAATAAACTTGTGGCAGTGGATTATGGTTAATGCTATTGACAGATTAAGAAATAAATTTTTTACACATAAATATAAATTCAAATGAAACCAAGAAATGAGGCTATTAATGTCGGCCTGAATAGACAGAAGGAAGTTGCTAATAATAGATGGTACAAATTCCCAACAATAATTGAGCCTTTCAATGTTCAATACCGAGTTGTTGGGCAAGACGGTAGTGTGCCGTTACCATTATTTTATGGCACCGAAGCGGAATGTATTAAGTGGCGATCAGAAAATTGCCGATAACTAACCCAACCAATTTCCCGCAATCGGGAAGGAGGTAATAAAAAGTTGGCCACTTACGGCTAGGAAAAATAAAAGCAATGAAAAAACAAATTGAGCAAGTAAAGCAATTTCACAATGCGTTCAGTATTCCTATTTTAACAGACCCGCAGTTTCCAAATGGTAGGGTCAATTTAAGAGCAGACTTGATAAATGAAGAGGTTAAGGAACTGAACAGCGCGTATTCTATAAATAATTTCGGTAAGGAGCTAATTGACTGCGTATATGTCCTTATTGGCACAGCTTTAGAATTTGGCTTCGCGGACAAGTTAGAAGAAATGTTTGACGAAGTACACCGTTCGAATATGTCGAAGCTAGGTGAAGATGGTAAACCTGTTTTGCGCGAGGATGGGAAAGTTTTAAAAGGCAAAAATTATAGCCCCGCAAGTATTCAATTAAACCCAAACGAAGGCCATCGGTAACGGCTAGTGAATTATGCAAAACAACACAATTTATAAAGATATGACAGCACAGACAGCTTATGTTATTGTTCAAAATGAAGGGATTCACAAGCGTTATTACAACGGCAGCACAAACCCTTATATCGAAACAACACACCATCCTGATGGGGCTAAACACTTTGATACTTACGATCAGGCAAAGAAAGAATTAAATGATTTAGAGTTAGAAAAGTTTGACCCACCGTTTATCGTAGAAGAACATGAATGGCTTTAGCATTATTAATTAACCAAAACGGTAAGGCCACCTATCAGAACGGCTGAAAAACTATGAGTACTACGTTATTAAGTTCAGGTATATCAACAGTAAAATTTCTCAAATAAAACTGCAACACCCTTTGTATAACACCTATGTAAGAAGAGCCAAATTTTGTCTGAATAAACTTGCAGAAATCAAACGAAACTAACCAACACCCCATAAAAAAGCCCCCATTTCTGAAGGCTTTTTCTGCAAAAACTATAATCTACAGACTTAAACTACGTCCACAAAGATAAACTAAATTGATTCAATTTAAAATAAATTAATTTAATTTTGACCAATCATGGCAAATCTAGGAAACCAAGCACAGATAGACTTCATCGTAAGTCAATTGCGAAAAGGTGGCAAGAAAATGACCATACAGGCCAATTTTGGCAAAAAATGGCCCGAAGTGAGTGATAGGACATTTAGACGGCGTTTATACGCTGCTGAGGAGCGATATTCTAGCGAAAGAAACCGCATTCAAGCTAAAGCCGAAGAGAAGGTTGCGGAAGAGGTGGAGGCCCGCAAATTGGAGATAATGGATGTTATGGAGCGAAAGGACATTCTCACCCAGATCGCTAGGGGTAAGATACCATTGAAAAAACACATGGTAGTCGATAAGGTTATCGAAGAAGTCGACGTTATTCCGGACTGGAATGATAGACGAGCTGCTATTGCTGAGCTCAATAAGATGGATGGAGACTACGCGCCAACTAAGCAATCTAATGTTAATCCGGATGGCACTCCTGTTGAGCAGGTAAAAGAACAAACGATAATCATTTATCGTGACATGCCACCGATGAAGGTAATTGAATCATAGTATGGAAACCACTCCACTATTCGAGCAACTTCTTAATACGGATAAAAAAATAATTATCCTGCAAGGTGGTGGCGATGCCGGTAAGACGGTTACAGCCTTACAATATTTTGCACACGATTCAAAAAACAATCCCAAGATCATTACGACTGTAACCGCTCCTGATTTGCCTAATCTAAAGCGTGGGGCCATAAGATCATTTCAGAAATATGTAGAGCCAGATTTCTCGCATAACATTAAGCAGTACAACATATCTAATACTACCTATCATTTTAAAAACGGGAGCGAAATAGAATTCAAGTCATTCAAGGATGAACTAGATGCACGCGGAAGCGAAAGGGATAACTTGTTCATGAATGAAGGTAATAGTATGTCGTATCAACTGTTTTGGCAGCTGTATCGAAAAACACGGCGTAAAGTGGTTATTGATTACAACCCGACTGCAGCATTTTGGGTTCACGAAATCATAATGAAGGATCCAATGTTTGCCGGCAAATGGATATACATTCAACTAGATCACCGTCATAACCCATTCCTTACCCCAGAAGAGCACGAAGCCTATGAACGAATAAGCGACAAAGATTTATTCGCAGTATATAGCCGCGGCGAAACCGGTAAGGTGAGCGGGTTGGTACTTGGGCATTTTAAAAAGATTGACGTCATGCCACCATGTGATCGTTACATATGGGGAATAGATTACGGCTATACCAATGATGCGACGGCCTTGGTAAAAGTAGGCGTGAAAGGTAGGCAGCGATACTTTCAAGAGTTGTGTTATGAACCTGGTATGTTTGCAAAAGATATCAAAGACTTGTTAGATAAAGCAGGTAGGAAACCAGGGGAAATATTATTTTCAGAACATGATAAAGAGATGATTCTTCAACTAAGGAAGTTGGGCGTAAATGTTCAGAAAGCAAGAAAAGGACCGGGTAGCAAAATTGCAGGTATTTCCAAAACAAAAGAGTACGAATGTTTCTATATTGGAGATAATTATGAAAAGGAAGTATTGAACTGGAAGTACATATCTGCGCAGGATTTGCTCACTGGTAAAATCATACTCACCAATGAAGCCGCGGACGGAAATGATCACCTCTGCCAAGCGGGAATCTATGCGGTGTATACAGATTCTTTTATTCACAGAGCGGGGTATTAATCACAATAAATTGACTAAATTTAAAAACTATAAATTAAACCAATGGAACTATACAACTTTTTTACAGAGGTAGTAAGCGATGCCGAAAAAATCGAAGAATTGAAATTATGTTTCGAGG